CAAGGAGGCCCTTCTTCAATAACTCCTTTTTGTGTTCCAAAACTTAAATTTAATTTACGAAATTTTGCAGGAGTCAGCACAAAAGTTTTTGCATATTCTATAAAAGCTGTCGGATTTAGTGCTTCACCATTTTCATCAAAACCATACCGAGTTGTTTTATTTCCACCGTGATACGGCATGTTTAAAAAGTTACCTGTATCACCTCTATCTTTCAGTATAGTTGTTTGTTTAGGAAATATCTCACTGCCAGAAAACCCTAGAGCCGCGCTTAACTCTGTAAATCTACGTTGCATTTCTTCTGCTTCTATCGGTTCTGATAGGAACATCCAAATATGCGCTCCGCCACTTTTAGTTCTGCCAACAACAGCAGGAATTTTGTTTTCTTTTAAAACAGTAATTAATTTTTTATGACTAACATCATACTGGTCAATATCTATTGCACCCCACTGACACGTATTATCACTTCTAATAGGTATAATACCTAGCCCCACACCTCCGTTTAGGTGTTCTTCCCACATCTCAACTCTAGTTGGCTCTTTTATAACCTTTGCTGTGCCTTGCTTTTTACCGTCGATAGATCGGTTGTTTTTTACTTCATATGTGCCGTGTGCAATATCACTACCTTTAAATAAGGCAAAAAATTCTTGTGCTAAATCCATAGTTCACTCCAATAAAAGGGTGGAGGCTACTTACTTAGGAAGGGTTTAGAAACCTAAGTAGTAGCCTCCGCAGAGCAGAGCGATCAACTCCCTGCCCTGTAGGTGGTAAACTTATAGATTAAAATGGCACATTATCATCTGAATCTGTGCCAACATGGTTAGAGCCATCATTTAGCTCTACATCACCTGCCTTAACAGATTTAGCAAAAGCAACCGCCATGTCAAAAACATCTTTATCACCTTGGTTACTCAGATCTAGTGAGCGTTCCCTAGCTATCTCCCAACCGTACCAACTACCTTTATCATTTTGCTCTGGTACGCTTGTAACCTTATAAACTTGTGACATTAATGGTAATGTATACAAACCGTTTTTACCCTGAGCAGTAAGTGATTGTGCTTGTGTCAACCATTTACGGCCCTTCTTTAATTGTGTAGATGCCATAGTCATCAAGGCTTTTTGTGGGCCTAACTCGGGATGTAACATCAATACAAAAAACTGTGCCGTATTAGTAAGCTGATTACCATTTGGTAATAAATCTTGCCCTTGGTCACTGCGAGTAACTGTTTTAACAATCGGGTCATCAGGTGTGTAAGAACCTACATATCCGCCACCTTCTTCTCTACCGCGCCACTCTACATAACGACGATTGTAATGGCATGGTATAACAAAGATACCATCTTTTTCTGCCTCATATACTTCATTCAGCACTGTGTTAAATATCATACCAGCTTCGGCACCTTCAACATAAGCACCATCACGTTTTTTAACTTGTGGGCTTACATCAGCAAGCACACGTAGAAACGGAATAGCAAGGTCTTCTGTTTTTACTTCACTAAAACCTTCTCCTTGAAACTGTTCAAAACCTTCGTATACGGCTACTTCATTAGCCTCTTTTTTTACTACTTGCGACATTTTTTATCCTTTCTTTGCTTTACTTATTTTTGTTTTCTCACCTATGTACAACCCAAACAAATCAGCAGGAACATTGTTGCCTTGTTCAAATTGGTCTTTTACAAATGCTTTCAGCGTCATAGGCTCCACCCACTTTTTTGTGTTCACTGCCATGCCCCTGTGTATTAAGTCATCTGCAAACTGTTTTGCTTGTTCTTCTTGTCCACGAACAAACGTCGTTGCTACTTGGTTTTTAATTAAATCACCAAAGTCATTATCTACTAACCATGTAAATGCTTCATCTGCTCTATCTTTACTTATAGAGGCACTGTAGAATTTACCTACGCTTACACGTGACCCATCTTCTAATACAAGCTCACTAATACTATGTTCTGCCATAGCAGAAGGTAATTGTTCCTCTGCTATCTCACGCAAATCACGCTTTGCTTGTTTAAGGTCTTCTTCTAATTGTGCAATACGCTGTTCTATTGTTAATTGTAGATTAGCTAGTTTGCTGACTAAACTTAAACCCTGTTCATCCACCGTTTTTAAATCGGTGGCTACATCCTCAAAATCCATAGTAAACCCTTTCTATTCATTAAAGTTTGCTTCAAGTGGGTAATACTTATTATCTAACCTATCCCACTTCAGCATTTTGTAGCGGCCCATATTGTGCCGTGATGCAATACTCGCAGCTAACCCAATTATTACAGGATCACCAGAAAGTAACAGGTAATCATCATCTGTAAACTTACTCAACTTACGAGTTAATTGTTTTATTAATGGCTGAGTAGAAAAACTTGCCTGCTCAGATGCAGGTATCAGAACTTCTATATCGCCAAACGTAACCGCATCACTTAGATCACGGCCACGCATTTCTTGTACTATGTATACTGTCATGCCTTTCTCCACATGCAAATAGGTAATGGGCCATACTAGCATATATTATAATTGGCACTAGTATTTTTATATCAATAAAAAATAAAATATCTCAAGGTTACATGGACTTTGCTATAATAGGGGCAAAACCCAAAGAAACCCTAGAAAAAATAAATCCAAAATCGTCGCGCGTACCGAGAAAGTTGTATATTGTATATCGTATATCGGAAAATGTTAGAATTTAAATTTATCGTTTTCCATTTTTCGGTACTATATAGCAAAGTTACTTGATAAACCTTTTATTGCTCGTGTTTTTATTTAAGTTTAAAATGTATTTATTCCCAATAGAAAGAGGGTAAAATGCGTTACAAATTTAAATACCAACCATATAAGCATCAATTAGATGCTTTGGAAAAATCGTGGGATAAAAACTTTTTTGCACTGTTTATGGATATGGGAACAGGCAAATCTAAAGTGCTTATAGATACGATTGCCATGCTGTATGATAAGGGTAAAATAGATTCTGCCCTTATTATAGCGCCTAAAGGTGTATACAGAAACTGGGAACGTAAAGAGCTACCCACTCATTTACCAGACCATATTGAAGCAAACATTGTTGTATGGTCACCACAAAAAACTAAAAAGAAACTAACAGAATTAGCTACACTAAATGAGCCGTCGGATAAACTGCAAATATTCCTTATGAATGTAGAAGCGTTATCTAGCAGTAGAGGAGTAGATTTTGCCTCTAAATTTATATTGTGCCATAAGGCAATGCTTGCTGTAGATGAAAGCACCACTATTAAATCTAGAACAGCTAACAGAACTAAAAACCTTATAAAAATATCAAGGAACGCCCCATACCGTAGGATACTTACTGGCTCTCCTGTAACTAAATCACCATTAGATTTATATACACAATGTGAGTTTTTAGAACATTACATATTAGGCCACTCCTCATTTTGGACATTTCAAAACCGTTATGCTAAAATGGTGCGTAAAACGATGGGAGCGCACTCTTTTAATCATATTGTAGGTTACCAAAATTTAGAGGAGTTAAATGGTATTATAGAACCTTTTTCGTTTAGGGTGCGTAAAGAAGATTGTTTAGATTTACCTGATAAAGTGTATACGCAACGCAGTGTAGAATTAACAAAAGAGCAACGTGTTCTTTATGATCAAATGAAAAAGAACGCTATGTCTGTTATAGAAAACGAAGGCATTATGTCTGCTTCTACAGTACTTACTCAAATACTGCGGTTACAACAAGTTTGTTCTGGGTTTGCTAAATTAGAAGATGGGCGAACAATAAGAGTAGCTAATAGTAAACTACCTGAGTTGTTATCTGTATTAGAAGAAACAGATGGTAAAGTTATTATCTGGGGTAATTTTACTTACGATTTAGATTTAATCCAACAAGAGCTTGTAAAATTGTACGGTTCTAAATCAGTAGAACTGTTTTATGGTAATACCCCTGCAGAGCAACGACAGTTAATTGTAGAGCGGTTCCAAGACCCTGATGACCCACTACGGTTTTTTGTAGGACAACCAAGAACAGGAGGTTATGGGCTTACACTTACTCAGGCCCATACCGTTATATACTACAGTAATGGATACGATTTAGAAGTGCGGTTGCAAAGTGAGGATAGAGCGCATCGTATCGGGCAAACAAACAAAGTTACTTATATAGATATTACAGCAGAAGATACAGTAGACCAGAAAGTTATAAAAGCCTTACGGAGTAAAATAGATATAAGCACTACAGTATTAGCTGAAGGGTATAAAGAGTGGATAATTTAATCCTAGGCGATAGCACTGTTGTAATTAAAACATTTGCAAATGAACAGTTTGATACAGTGTTTACATCGCCTCCTTACAATAGAAAGAGGGATGATAAGTACGCTTCGTTTACAGATATTAGTGATGATTATTTTGATTTCCTTGTAGAATCTATAGAACAATGTTTACGAGTTTGTAAAGGTAATGTCTTTTATAATGTGCAGAAAAACTTTTACAATCGTGTTGAACTCTATAAGTTGTTTGGGCATTTTGCAGAACAAATAATAGAAACAATAATTTGGAATAAATCTAATCCAACTCCAGCAGGTGGTGATGCAGTTACTAATGCTTACGAATATATTTTAGTATTGAGTAATAATAATACCGCACTTAAAGGTAATGATACGTATACAAAAAATCATTTTTGTACACCTGTATATTCAGAGAACCCTTACAAAGAACAACATAGAGCAGTAATGCACCCGAAAGCAGTAGAGTTTATTTTACGTTCGTTCTGTCATCCAAACCAAAATGTACTTGACCCATTTATGGGTACAGGGACAACAGGCGTTGTCTGCAAACAATTTGGTATGGAGTTTACAGGTATTGAGTTAGTTGAGGAATATTACAATATATCTAAACAACAACTCAGTAATTATACACAAGCATTTTTACTTTAGATCATTAATGAGCCTAAACCTTGTTGCTGTTGCTGTCGCTTTTGTATTGCTGCTGAGGTTGGATCAAATGGAAACAGTGATGCAACATCAACTTGGCTTCCTCCTGTGGGTGCGATAGGAGGCGGAGGAGCGATCTGACTTAAATCCATTGATGGTGGTGGGGATGCAGGAGCAATAGGTGTCGTCTCAATGTTCTGGTTTGTTTCTGGGTTTACACCAAATGATTGTCCCGAACTAGGGAAGGTAGCAAGTGGTCTAGCCTTTTCCATCTCTTGGTCTATTTGTTCTACTGCTTCTATACCAGAACCAATTAGATAATTATTTACTTTACGCTGTATTGGTCCTGGAATACGCCCTACAGGGTTTGCTTCAGGTAATTCTGTTGTAAGCATTCTTGCTAATTGTGGGTCTGTAATTGCTTCGCGCATAAGTGCATTCATTCGTATTTGGTTTTGCGCTCCTATAGCCCTACTTGCTAAATAAATAAAAGCTGTTCTTGGGGAAATCCTGTTTTCTTTTACAGCAAGCACCCTAGTAGAAACAGCAGCAGGTGATGTGCCAAGAGCTTCTGCAATCTTTGCAATAATTCCACTACTATTTAAACCCTTAAACTCTAAAATGGGTATTGTATTTATACGCTCAGAAGCATCAGCTAATAAGTATAGGTCTTTCATATGTGAATCAGAAAAACCTGCATCTTTTAATAATTGTGTGTTTTTATCTTGTTGCATCCACGCTTTAAATTTTTCTGGGTCTTGCATAATGTTCATTTGTTCATCTAATTTTTCAAAGATGGTTCTTCTAAATACATTTTCCGCACCAGTTTTTCCTAATGATTTTCCTTCTTCTGAGGCAAGAAAATCATTCCTAGTTTTAACCATAGTCCGTTGCCCACCTTCTTTTGTGGGCCTCATTACTAATTGTGTAAGGAAATCTTCTTCTGGTTGTAGAGTGCCTTGTTTTGTTTCTCTTTCAAAAAACTTACCTAACAAACTCTTTTGTATTTCTTCTTTACGTTGGGTCGCTTGTTTCCTACGTAATAATGATTGTTGTAATAATCGCTGTGTATTTGTTAAATCTTGGAAAAAATTATTATCACCTGTTCCAGGAAGCTCTTCTAAATAATTTTTATTATCACCCATCCATTTATTAATTTTTGCATCATCCCATTTGCCGTTGGTTCCAACATAAGCAGAATCATATAAATCATCTAATAAAACATTTTTTAAATCATTTACTTCTGGGGCATCTGTACCAACAGTTTTAACAAACCTTCGTAATATTTCGGGTTCTTGTTTTAGAAATGTTTTTGTAATCTGTTCCCCTTGGGTAATAAACCGATCTGCTTTTTGATCTCTCCTTGTAACACCCATAATTAAAGAACGTTCAAAAGGGTCGTACAAATTTGTTTTAGCAAAATCAATAAACTCTTTATATTTAGGGCCGAGGTTGTTAAAACCAGTTATGGCAAAATCTTCAAGCATATCTCTATATGCCATGAGTGTAGGAAGCTGTGCATCGCCATAAGTGCTCCCCTTACTAATTGCATTACTAACTTCTTCCCTTGCTAATAACCAATCACGAAAAGTAAAATCTTTACTCGAATCCCACTGCGCTATTGATTTTATACTTGCAGGTAATTTGTCAAACGAAAAAGCTTCTGTTCCTTCGCGGGGTAAAATTTCTCTTTGCACTCTTTGTTGTAATGCTAATACTGCCGCTGGTTCAACTAAATCATCTGGTCTAGTTAATACTTTTTCGCGCTTACCTGAAGCTTTGATAGGTCTTCTTTCTTGTACTATACCTAACCTAATTTTTTCTTTCTCTACTGCTTCTCTAGCGTCTTCTACTCTTTTAGCAAGTGATGCTTGCAACTTTAACCTTTCTGTTTGTCTTTGCGAACCTGTGCGTTCTATCTTACTGGCCTCTCGTGTTAAAAACGCCTCTTCATCAACTATGTCATCCGCCTCTTTTTTTACTCCTAGGTTAAATGTTTTTCTAGCACTATCCATTACTAAAATATTATTGCCAGTTACTCCAGTATCGGTACCCTCTACACCTATTGTACCTTTAAATCGTGTAGCTCCACTTACATAGCCTTCTAACAAAGCATTAAGAGCAGGGATTTGTTCATTAGGTGCATCTAATACAGCATCTTGGAATGTTTTTATTAATGCTTGGTTATCAAATACTTGTCCAGGAGCCATTGTTTCAAGTTCTGGTATTTTAGCTACAATTTCTTGGAATCGTTCAACAGCGGCTTTTGATTGTTCTGGGTTTAGGTTTAATTGTTCTTGTATCATCCTTTGGGCTTTATTAACTAAAAGTTGCCCACCTTCTCCTTCAGTTGCACTTTTTGCACCTGTGGCAACATCCCTTAAATCACTTATCTTTCCAGGAGTTCTTTGTCTCAGCCAACCTATAGCTCCTGTGCCACCTCTTACGACGGGTAAGTTTTTGACAATTCCTGGAATAGCAGATGGCAAGAAAGCTGCGGTCATGCCTAATGTGGGACTATCTGCTGTTTCTGTAACACCACCTGCTAAACCACTGATGCCTGCCTCTGTCGCGGCTACAGTTCCAGGAGCTTGTGCTTGCATCCGTAAAATATCGTCTACAACATTAGCCGCAGTGCCTCCCTCAACGGGAACAACTTTAGGGGTTAGTAATCCTGCAGACTTGGTAGCAAGATTAGCCGCCGTTTGTAACCCCATTGCGACAGGAGCGCCCTCTCCAAGAAATTTACCTCCCCCATATACAAACTCGCTTGCTAATCCCTCTTCTGGAGTTACACCAATATCAGCACCTTCCCCATATTGAATAGGTATACCTAATACATTACTCATAATATTTTGTGTTTCAAAATCACCTGAAGCAAATACACGAGCCATTTGGTTTCTTTCTGGCTGGATATTTGCCAACATAGGACTGCCTGTTGCTTCTCCTATTTTCCTGAGTGCAACAGCAGCATTATATATGACAGGGTCAACTAAATTAGCTAACCCTCTATTAAAACCTGTTATCGCTGTTGTTAAAATACTATCACCAAATACAGGCTCTAAACCATCACCTAAACCAGTTACCCTAGAAGGTTGTGCTTCACCTTCAAAACCAAGTGAGGCACCTTCTACAGGATCACCAACCTTAGTTATATCCTGTGCAGATTTTAAAACCTCTACTTCGTCTATTTCAGGCCCAGAAACAGCTTGAATCATTCGCTCATCTAATGAATCATCAAGAGACATGTAATTACCTCGCTACGCCAAAACCAAAAAACGGACCTCGACCAATAAAAGATTTACTTTCAGGTGGTGTCTCAACACGTTCACCTGTGAAGGTTATGTTTGGTCTACCCTCCTGTTGTGCTCTAATTGTTTTTAATTTAACCGTTATTAATTCTTGCGGATTAGCTTCTTTACGTTTCCAAACATTTTCTGGCAAGCCTAGTGTTTCAGCTTGTTTAACCGTCATTATAGCAAATTGGTTTTGCAAATCTCTACCACTTTCAGCTAACCTTTTGGCAAAATTAAAAGCAGGAAGATATCTCATTTGTTCCCCATCTGAGTTTGTAGTGGTAATCACTTCATCAAACCTAAATGGGTCTTCTTTTGACCCACTCTGCATTTGATATACTCTTGCTGAAGGGTTATCCACAGGGTTTAGTAAATGTAAATCAGTTAATTGTTCATTTGTATTTGCCGCCATAAATGTTTGAATCTGTTTAAGGACAGCCGTAGGTTGTGTAAAAATTTCACCTGCTTTTGGCAATAACTGTTGAAGTTGTTCTAATTCTCTTACAGGGAACCTTGACGATAATGCTAAAGAACGTTTAACTAATCTATCAAGTAATTGACTTGTAGTTCTATACTCCTCAGAATTTACATCAGTTAATGCTCTAGCAAACTTAGTATCACCAAAAAGACCTGCAACATTACCAGAGATAAATGAAGTCATACCACCTTTAATACCAAAAGTTTTTAAGAAATCTTCATTTAACAACTTATCATTTATTTCTCTAATTAATTCACCTCTATTCGCTGTTTTTTCTTGTAACTCATTTCTAAGTTTTTCAGGTAATATGTACTGATTGTCTTGGTTTTTAGGGAAAGAAGCAGAAGGAGTTACTCTGTAAATTGTTGGGTTACCTAAATCAACGCTATCGCCAACAGTTAATGTTTTTCCATATAAGTTTTCTAATCTACTTTTGTTTTCTTCGGTAACTGTATATTTACCATAAGGGGAGTTACCACCAGTAGCAGCACCAAAAGCATTTGGTGAGCGCTCGTCTATAGGTGTACGAGAAATTATAGAGTTATCGGATGGGTTTCTAATAATTTTAAATCTAACACCTTGCTCATCTTTTACTTCGTAAATCGATTTGCCATCATCCCTAAAATATTCTCCAGGATTTAATGCTGTAAACCCTCCATTAGCATTTGGTATGTAATCCCTACCGTTTAGGAAAAAACCCTCTACCCTTTTAAAACCAGTCGCTTTGCCATTTGCATCTCTTTGTAAAAGTTGGAGAGGTTTAGGTTTTGCGCTTTTGAGCGCATCTTTTAATGCTCCTGAATTAGGCCCATTAATTAAGTCATCTACCTCTAAGGGTTTTACAGGACGGTAATCATTAGGGGGAGCGCCATCAACAAATTTGTTTGTTTTAGGATCTAAATATTTTCCGGCCTTATCATAAAAAACAAGGGTTTCCATTTCGCCTGTTGTTGGGTTTTTCCTTGCGTAAACTACTTGGTCACTTAAAGTATTATTAGATTTATCAATTGTATATCCAGCATTTATTGCTTTAATTGCAGCATCTCTGTTTTTACCTGCTTCTTGTAAACCTTCGCGAACAAGGAGTGCAGTTTGATCATTAATTGTTTTGGCATTTGATCTTTTATTTGCAAGGGCCTCTTCAATAGCTTTATTAGCAGTTGTTTCCCCAAAAGCCCTAACCTTTTCTTTTTGTTTTAGTGAAAGATCAAAAGCCGCACCTTTTGCTTCACGCTCTGCTTTAGTTTTAGTTGCTGCAATTTTACTTAAACTTTCAGCAAAAGGCCCTGCTGCTGTTGTTAATCCTGTAAGTAAAGATCCTGGGGTTTGGGCAAGTTGTGAACCTGCTCGAGCTAATGCTAAAAATGCTTGGGTTTCTGCAGCATCTGCATCTGTTGTACCCATAAACTCCTTACGTCTTGCGAGTATATCTTCTGGTTCTTCTGCTGTAGGTGCATACTGTTTACGTAATATATCTAACTGTTCAGCAATCTTTACAGGATCCTCTTCCCCTTTAACTAAATCAAAGCTATCTAAAAGACCTGTAAAATCTTTCACCTTACTTCTTATATTACCTATATCTATATCAGGATAAGTTGGAAGCGGAATAGGAGATAATGTGCGACCAGTTTGTAATTGACCTAATAATCCTGGAGCATTTGGATTGTTTCTAGCTAATGCCTCAGCTGTCATATTTTGAGCATTACTAGAAGTTATGAAAGGGGTGTTTCTCTCCATATAATTCTGTCTAAAAGGCATCGGCATACCGCCTAACCTCATGCCTACTGGTTGCTCACCACGCGACATTGCTAGGACAGCCTCTGCCTGATCAGTTGGTGCTGTGGCAGAGGGGCTACTAAAATTTTCTTCGGAACTTTCCACACCTCCCATCGGGGCTGATGCAATACCCCCATCAGGTACTGATTGTAATATTTGGAAAGTAGGCTGTAATACAGTAAGAACAGACTCAGGTGTTTTCTTTGCATCGGCAGGGCCAACTAATTCAGCTAACTCATTATACCGTTCTGACAATGGTTGTTCATCACCACGCATTGCATTAATAACATCTTCTATATTTTCAGAACTATCTAGTTTATTATATACCTGCTCCATCTGAGAAGCCATCGATCGCATGGTCTCCACTCCATCAGGTGGAGCAACCTCGGCCATCATACCTGAAGCAATGCCCGAGTTTTCTGAAGCGGGGGTCATTGGTTGCATCATCATTTTATTCATCATATCAATTGCCCATTATTTAAGTAAACGTAGGGGTATCTCTTATTCCTTGTATGCCAGCAAATCCGCTGTCTTTTCCTGATCCCACGAGTCCAGGATATCCAGGAGAATTAAATTGTAACGCATCCATTATTTGCATTTCTTGTTCTGTAAGTGGCGCATTTCCTATCATTCCCCCTCCAAAATCCATTGGGGAAGGTACACTCCTATCTGGTCGTGTACCTGTTGCATCACTTGTATCATATGGGTTTCTACTAATATCCCCTGTGTACATATTATATAATGTATTTAAAATCCCTACTGGATTAATTGTAGGAACAGCAGCAAATTGTTGTGCCATATTTGGAAAATCAGCAATCATTTGTTGCACACTATCATAACCTGTTCCGGTAGGTCCTCCTAAACTAATTTGATCTGCTCCACCAGTCCCATCAAAATTTATACTAGAAACGGGATTTTTCCTTATTACATCAAGAAAATCTGTTACTTGTCTATCTGCATAGGTATCACCTGCTCCTGTTATACCTAATTGATCATATGCTCGTAATAACCCCTCTGTTCCTCCAGTTACCTCAAACGCATTGTCCCCATCATCGTTTCTTCTAAACATGTAACTAATTATATCATCAACTCTTCCAGGAAGTTTATCTTCATTAGTAGCCCCATAAAAACGATCAATTAACCTATCACGTAACGATGGGCTTATTGTACCAGTGAGGTTGTATATATCAGTAATCGTACTTGCACCAGATCCTCCTCCTTTGTTTCTAAATTCTGCTCGTAATTCACCTTGAGTTCCTGGATCTGGCATATCTCGCGTGTTTGCTAGTATAGTTGCAAAAGCAAGCATTCTTGGGTTGATAGGTGAAATAGGTACAGAAGCAATACCTTCCGTTGGACGTCTTAAAGAAGGTAATCTGGTTACTTCTTCCTGCATTAAAGATCTGCCATTATCGGCATAACCTGCTACTTGCCTACCTTCGTCCATTCCAAAATCACGGAAATGCTCTCTTGCAGTATTTTCCACAACTCTTTGAAACTCTGTTCCAGGACCTATACCTGTTCCCTGTGCTGTACGGACAGCATGTTGTAATACTTCAGGATTTGCAAGAAGATAACCTTGTACAACAGCACTTGATTGGTATCCATTATCTGCTTTTACTTCTCCGCCTTCTGCCATACCACCACCATCTCCAGGACCTTGTGATAAAACAGACGAATCAAAATCACCAATAGGCACTAAAGGCACTAACTCATTATTAGTTGGCGGAGGCGTAACCATACCTGTTGAACCACTTGGTGCATCGCGTTCTTGTATTAATTCTTCTCTTCGCTCTGGTGATAAACCAAAAGTATCACCTAACCTTGGCTCTAATAACCCCCCAAGAAATGTCCGTCCACCATATGCCCTGCCTTCTGGCTGACCATGGAAAGCATAATGTAATTCTGCATCGCGCTCTATTTGCGCTTGCCGTGCTAAACCCTGCAACCCTCTTGCATTAGCATTAGCTATAGACTGATTAAGTACATCTGCGTTTTGTGCCATATAACGTAATGCAGGAGATAAATACACTGAACCATCTTGTTTCAGTGAAAACATGGGTCTGTCAAGTGGTTCCATAATACTTCCTAAAATATTTTATTAGCTGCTCCTGCTATACCTAACCCTGTAGCCGCACCACCGACAACTTGATTAAGTAAAGAAGGATTGGGAGTAGAAGCCTGTGATATACTCATTTGTGTAGATGGCGCTCCTCGTAATATATCACTGTAAAAACCTAACCGTTGGTATGGTTCGTATACTTCGGCTAATTGGTCTTGTTGTTGGGCATCTAGTTTCGCTTGCTCTGTCTGGAACCGTTGTTGACCTAACTGGTTCATCATATCAATATCTTGTCTTTGTAACCCAGATTGTAACTCGCCAAGTGCCGCACGTTGCGTTGCCTGACGTCCTATATCGCCAGCAACACTTTGTAAACCTTGCGCTCCTTGTAATCCAAGTTGCGCTCCTTGCAAGCCAACCTGCGCTCTTAATTCTGCTTCACTCAACCCTAACCTAGCTGCTTCACTAGCAAGGGAGCCTTGTTGCGCTGCCTCTCGCAATGCTAATTCTTCTGCACTTAATCCTAACTGTCCTCCTCTAAGAGCAAGGTCTGCAGCTGCTTGTGATGCACTTAACCCCAACTGTCCAGAACCCAATGCTCCCTGTTGTGCTAACTGTTCTGCACTTAATTGTGTACCTGCTCCTGCCTGTCCTAACTGTCCTGTTAGTTGTGCTAAATTTTGCTGTCCCGCTCTGCCTGCTTCAAACGCTTGCTGAGCTTGCTGTAGAGCTTGTCCGTACCCTTGTTGCCTTAATTGTGATGCAATCCTTGCTTGAGCATCTAACAAATTTCTATCGCGTTCTGCTTGTACAATACCTGCTCGGGAACCACCAAACGCCCCTGCCTGTGCTGCCTGTGCATCTTCACGTATAGCCGCAATATCACTTGCCCTTTGTAAATCAGCCAAACTTTGATCTATTACAGCAGATGTATAAGGGTTAAGGAACTCAGTAACTGCTGTACTAGGGTCAAAAACACCACCTATTCCTGCCTCAGTAGGGCTAAAACCTGTTCCTGCTAATGCTGATATTGCATCAGTTGCTTTTTGTTTACCAAAATCTCCTGCTGCACGAGCTTTTGTAACAGCTTCTACTTGAGCTAATCTTGCTCGCTCTGTATCAGATGTAGCTGTACGAGTAATCCCTTGGTCTATACCTAGCCGTTGTGCATCAATTGCACTCAAAGCACCTGTTCCAGCTTCTCCTGGAGTACCAAATATATTTCTACGGACGTTTTGCGTAGCCCCTGCTCCCAAATTGATAGCACCAAGTATACCACCAAATCCTGTAGGAGTGCCTAATGCAGTAGTGATTCTATCACCAGCGGTTTGTAGTAATGTATCTCTATCTGTATCGGTGTAACTAGCAAGCGCATCAGTGTATGCTTTAGTTACTGCATTTTTTAATCTATTTGTAGCTTCTTGGTTGCCTGTAAAAGCCTCTGTTAAATAAGGAGCATAAGAACCAATAGCGGAAGTAGCTAATGTTCTAGCTGTATCTTGAAAAGGATCATAAGCAGCAAACTGTGTTTGTGGTAAACCACCTGTAGGAGCTGTTTCAACAAGTCCCTTAGCTGCATTTATCAGACCTAATTTTAAGGCTTCGACCTCAGGAGCCTCTCTTTGGATAATGGTTTGTTCTTCTGTTGCCATGATTATGCTGCCGCTTCTTTTTCAAATTGTCGCATCATTGCATACATTCGTTTTGCACCTTTTTCACGATCGTTACCACCTGCACCTCTAACAGCTTTTGCCGTCATTACAAACTCACCATCACTTAACATAGCAGGTATAGAATCACTTGTTCCTGTTCCAGGACCTTCTATTTCACCACCCTGCCTAGCTCGAGTAAATCGTTGGTAAAATGGGTTTGAACCGTAAAATATCCGTGGATTAAAACCATATTGGAATCTACCAGAAGCAATATCTTCTTTTAATAAATCTTGCCCTGTTTTTTCAAATGCTGATTTATCTAATGCTTCTTGTTCTGCAGGAAATAATGCATCTGCTGCTAATATACCAGCTCCGCCAACTGCTAATAATGGCCCATATCTTGTAAGAACACCTGCATCTTCAGCTAATCCAGGACGGCTTGGCGATAAGTACCTACCATATAAATCTTGTATCCCTTGTATTGGGTCATCTAAAAATGAACCACTTGTCGTTTGTGCATTTACTGTTGGGTTTAAAGATTGAAAATCGCCCATTCGTGCATCGGTTGGAGCTGCTCCTGTTAAATCAACATTCGCCCCTAAACCCACGTTGTTATTAACCATTTGAGGAGACACGGGAGTTTGGAAACCAGACTGAAACAACTCGGGCGGAGCTCCTGCTAACTGTCCACTTGGCATCGTTTGGTTAAGGGTTGTTGTTGCCCTATTCAATTCAAAAGGGTTGGCGCTCATTCTAGCTTTACTTTCTAGAAACCTTCCTGCGGCTGATTGACCACTAACTGGTGGTGTAGTTAGATCGATTGCAAAGTTGGGATCAACAGATGCAACTAAATTATTAGAGATACCTGTATCTATAGGTATACTTGGAATACTTGCATCTAAACCAATATTTTCTACGCCTAGCCCCAATCCGGCATCTGCAAATACTTGGTTTGTAACTGGCGCATTAGATACTCCAAAAGCCGAACCACCAAATTCTCCTGCAGGAACTGCTTGATTAAGAACAACATCGGGGCTAATAGCAGGAGGAGGTGTAGCACCTTGACCAAAAACACTTTTTATAGAAGGTAAACCCATACTTTCAGGTGTAGCTGTAAATCCTCCTAAACTACCTGCAGATAAAGCAGAACCAACACCTGCCATACCACCTGCAATCACAGCATTTTTTAACGATGTTTTAAAATCATTACCTGCAATCAAATTACCAGCTAGACTTCCAATACCTGCCGTAAGAAAAAGAGGCATAGCAGGTAACAAAAAAGGAGCAACAATCGGCAAAATAATAGGGGCTACCTTTTTTGCAATATTGATAACTTTTTTGCCTACTTTTTTAATTTTCTTAAATAATTTTTTAAAGAAAAACTCAGGTTGTCCTGTAACAGGGTTTAACGAGTTCATCTCATTACCAACAACATACCGCTCTGGCTGTAGCCCAAGCTCCTCCATTTGTTGATATATCATTGTTTTTAGTTTGGGGTTACTTTCTAATACTTCCAAAGGAAGCACTGTTTCACCCTCAGCCGCATGGACTACATACGTATCGCCATTTCTACCAAACTCTGCAAGTAAATCAGCAGCACCTTTAAGTTCTTGCATACCACCATCAGGAACTAATGGTTGGTCTTTAACCTCATAACCTAAAGATTCAATTCCTTGCATATTGCGATACCCTAAATCGTTTACATCTATGCAGGGAGCGATTCCTGACTACGCTGCAAGAAGCATACAGTCAAGAAAACTTTTTCGCAACCTACTTTCATCATACTGTAACAGTTACCGATCCTGTACTTGCCGTTGCACTAATTCCACTGGGGTGCGGACGATTTGCTGTCACTATTTTTACAAACCCATCTTGTTGAAAAAGAGCGCCTGTTTCTAAATTAAAATCATTTTCTTGCAAAGCAGTAAGAGTTAAATTTGTATTTCTGCCTTCTCCTGGACTCAAAAACTGTTGTATAAAAATACTAAATGTTCTTACAATAGAATCTGCGTACTCTTGTGTATATTCCCTCGGGGCAATAGGAAACTGTGGGGGAGGTAAAAGCCTAGCCATTATCTACGACCATCTGGTCTTACATCTACCCTTGGAGAACCCAATCGCCATCCTGCAGCTACAGCAGTAGAAGAAACCTTCAAAGCAAAAGATCTACCTCGTAACCTCACATGAACTAAATCTGTAAACTGTTCTACTGTAGTTGTGCTTTCTGCTACTGTTCGCGTAATTGTGCTTGGGTCATTTTGCGTGTAAGCACTTCCAGGACCTGCTCTAGTTTGTAAAGTAAATGAAGCAGAAGGAGAGGTATTTGTAGAGTTTCTAAAAGTTATATCAGGTATAAGCCGATGAACAAATGAAAATTGATCACCATCTCCTATATCAAACTGACTTGACTCTATATGTGCATTAAGGGCAGAAGGCGGTTCTGTACTGCCATCATCAAAACCATTTTCATGATTGTATACATAATGATCTGTACTAACGCTAATGGGGTATTGTTCTATACCCCTATCTAACCAAGCTGTTCTAGCTAACGAACCTGTGTACCAAATTTGTTGCTCGTAATTGTAGATAACATATTTATCGTTTTCTGTGCTGGCTTCTGAAGGGTAAAACCACCAGATTTCTGCAAAAGAAGAATTTAATCCAGCAAATATTTTTCTGCCTTGTGACCAGTTTAAATCAGAAAATACATGGTCTCTTACAGTACAAGGCATCCTTTGAACGGTGCCTGTGTACATATAAAATTCATTTTTACCCATCCAAAACACTGTATCTTGTACTGAAGTTACAGCAAGAGGCCCTGCAATAGTTGTGTTATCTGCTATTGTGCTTAACCCAAATGTAAAAGGAGGCCCAATAAACTGCATAGAGTGGACGCTTGTTTCTGTAAACACAAGGATTTGTTGGCGTGTTTCGACTGCTCTAATTATTTCAGACCCGACACCTAGTTTCAAATCACCTGCCGTATTAGTAGCTGTAGAAGCCCAATCTGTCAAACTTCCTTGATCTGCAAACCTAATCAGCAAAGGGTCTTGAGTTCCTATATTATCTGCAGGGTCACAACCAAACGCGATAACATGTCTATCAACATCTGAAACAATTACTTGTTTTGCAATCGTAGGGGCAGAATCAGAACCAGACAATGAATTTAATAAAACAGCTCTGTTTGCTGTTCCACCAGATTTATCCCAATATGCAATCTGACCATCTCTTACATTAATTAATAAATCCTCACCAAAATTATCGTGAGACCATATTCGCAAATTAAGAGTGCTGTTTCCAGTATCTGCATCTGAGTTCCACGTGCCTCTACCCCATGTTCCTGCTCCCCATCCAACTCCTGGAACGGCTACATCTATGCCTACGTTTAATTGATAGGTAGCAACAGTTGACCCACCACCATTACCTGTATCACTACTATTAGCATTAACAAGACTTGGGTTTAATCCACTCGTTGTTGTTATAGAAGCTATGGATGTACCTGCGGCTCTAGCTTGTATAGTAAAAGTGCTAGTGCTAGGAACAGAAGTAATTTGATATTCTTGGTTTAATACATCAGCAGTGATGTTACCACCTAGAGAAGCAGCAGAAGAAAAAGTTACAAAATCATTCAGTAAAGCACCATGACCGACATCTGTAACTGTAATGGTAGAATTACCATTAGTTGCCGCAAAAGTAGCCTCACCTGTTACACTTGAGCGAACAGGCGTAATATCAAAAAATGTTTGACCAATTAACAAGTAATATTTTAGATGAGTGCCTATACCAATAATTGTACTATTATCTAAAGCACTCCAATTATGTAAAGCTCTTGCAGAACCAAGAATTGCAGAGGAGGCTTTTTTAAGCCAACCACCAATTTTTTCAGGGAATCCTGCTCTAAACCGTACTTTATCAGCATCGAACCAACCCCCTTCATTACTGTAAGAAGTAGTTTCTTTATTAATTCCTGGACGGAATGTTAATTTAGTCAGAGGCAATATTTTATTCCTATGGTTTAGTCGGAAAATCTACATTCGGCCAATCGCTGTGAGCAGGTAAATCTCTTAATGCCTGTCTATAAGTTGTCATTGCATCTGACATTGTTGGTGAATCTGGCAACGCATGGAAATCTGTTTCTGCAAGCAAGTTGTTTCTAGCAATCCTCATATTCTTAGCAGTCTCTGCATCTAAAGTAGCTTGATATGCGGCTTCATGCTCTGCTTTTTTTGTAACTTTACCATCATCATCAGTAGTATCTGCAAACATATCTACTACTTCCCAAACTTGCACCCAATTACCGCTACTGTCTTGTTTGGCACCATTACGTTGCACTTTTTGGTAAGCACTCGTTTCAGGTTGTGCGGACTCTAGAACTGGATCTATATTAAGGGCTTCGAGAACATTATCATTCCAGACTGCAGGGAAAGACATATTTGCATTATCTTTTATTAACTCTGCTTTTGTTTTTAACTCTCCTGAGGATTTATCTCTATATTCAGTCATATTTTTTCCTTTTCTATGCAACCGCCAAGAAAGCGTATACCGTACCACTATTATTAATAGTAGTTCCTCCAGTAGAAGTTACAATAAACCCTGAATTATCAGGGTCTATAAGATCAGCAGAAGCTGATGTATCTGTGGCATTTAATCGTACATATGTGTCACTACCTGCAACAATTCCATCTGCTGAATTGAAAACATACCATGCGCCAGTAGCATTTGGTTTAATTATTATAAATCTAGCGCCAGCCGTAAAACCACAATCTACGGTTATGTCACCCCCTGTCCCTGTGTATGTACCTACTTTTGATACACCTGCTTGTGTGGCCCACATCATCGCTACATAATTATATGACCAATTAACCTTGCGATCATTTGCAAGCGTCATACTTGTAGAGGAAACTGCGGTGATTGCATTACTATAGACTGCTCCTGCTTCAGTTAAAATAAACGAATTACTTATACCATTAACATAAACGTGCCAATCTTCTCCATTATAATTCATAACTTTTGTTATGATAAATTCTGGTGTAACACCCAAATTATGCTTGACAACATTATCTGCACTATTACTTCCTGTATAAACAACAACATCATGGAATCCTGGACTTCTTCTAAATGCGTATCCAGTAACCACATTATCGTTCGGGCTATCGTAACCAATCAAAGTAGAAGAAGCAGGGTTACCTCCTCCATTCCCTGTAGTTCCAGGATACCTACCTATTTTAGTTCCACTAGTCGATTCTTGGTCTGTGTTATGAAAAAATAAAGCAGGAGTGCTTGTTGTAGTAGTCACTGTCCAACTGGTTATATCATCAAGACTTCTTAATCTATTAGCAACAGGCCATGCAAATGCTGCCTCAGTGCCGTTCGTTTGTTTTTGGAACACCGTATCATCTGGTGAAATCCAAGCCATATATTTACTACCGTCAGCGTTCTGAAAATAAGGTGTAAAAACACTGCTTGTATATTTTGAAACATCAAACACATCTTTACCAGATTCAGCTTCTTTCATGGGAGCGCGACGTATTGCCACATACATATATGTAGCATTACCATTAAATCTGTTTGGGTTGAAGGTAAATCCCGTTGGTGTCATATTCACTGCATCTGCAGATTCTGTGTACTCTGCAGATAAGTATCCTGGATTTAAAACCCGAGGTCCTCTTCCAGGGCCATGGAACCCACGATGAGTATCAAATATATACCAACTATTATTTACGGTAACTGATTTAGTGAGTAGCCATTGTGGTTCAAAACCTAAATCTACTGTTGAAGTTGAACCTCCAGTGACTACGCCACATTTGATTATATCTTGGTCTGCGTTAGGCCCATATCCCCCATCACTATCATTATGTGCGAATAAGTAAACAACATACGTTTGCCCTAATTGATTAAAACCATTAGCATTACTGAAAGTAACTTCAGTAGTTGAATGAGAATGTATTATCGCACCGTTTGCAAAAGCATTAATTGCATCAAACAATCCGTATTGCGCTGTAAGCCCACTTCCTGATTGTCTGTGCATACAGTACCAATTATAACCATCTTGATTAGTAACTTTGATAACAGCAAAACCTATTTCAGCATTTAAATCATGACTGAAAGTTCTATTAGAACCATTACTATTTCCATTGTATGTAAATACATCAAAAAAACCTTCTGCTTTTTTGAAATTATGGGTCATATACGTATCACCAAGTTCATTAACAGAAGCATCGTCTGTATTAAATGAAAAACCCGTTGTTGTAAAAGCCTGATTAAACCCAGTATATTCCTGAGCAGTAGAATTTAATGTAAGATATTTTGCATTACCTCTTGCTGTATCAAACACTCTCCATGCATCTGAGGTTAATCTGTTTTTTACCCACATCATCCCACCATCTGTTGCGAGGTCGAGATAATTTGTTCGTGTGGCTGAACCATCATTGCCTGTAAAAACATGAGTGGCAAATACATCTTCTACATAAATTGGGTCTGCACCAGCAGCAGAACCAGAAAGTAATTTTTTTGCTGTACTCATTATGCCATCGCCTGTCCTGCAGTAAATCCGTAATATATTGTACCACCATCATAAGTGACAAAAACAAAAACATCAACTGCACCACTTCCTGTACTTAATGTGGGAGCGGTTGCTGCTGCCCAATCTACTGAAGTAGGCCATGTGATTGTTCTTGCACTACTATCTTGTACAACTTTTAACGTAAAAGCAGAAACCTTACCAGAAGCTGCGGGATTGGAAAAAGTATATGTTACGTTTTCTGATAATGTATGAGTAAAGTTATCACCATCTCTTAGGTTTAGAGTTGCTGCATTACTAGAAGAAGTGATAGCAGTGCTTTCTTCAATCTTACCATTATCAAAAGTTACAACACCATTTGCATCTGCGGTAACTACTTTACTTGCCTGTGATGTCCCAAGTGTAGTTATATCATTGTAATTTAATTCTGCTGCACTAGAAGTTACGACTGTTCCTGCTAATGCTAAACCGTTTGTGCCATCGTGCGATGCGATATTTAAATCATTAGTACCATCTGCAATAGTCACATCGCCTGAAATTAGTAATGTATCTGTGCCATCCTCATCATATTCCATGGTGACATCTTGGTCACTACCAAATTTAATTTGTTTATCATCAGCTATATAGACATCACCAAACTCTAAAGAGGTAGTACCGAGATCTGCCCCACCCGAGGCATCTGGCACAAAAGCAGTAGAGGCTGTAACCGTTGTACCCTCTAATGTGGTAAACGCACCTGTTCCTGCAGTTGTTCCCCCGATTGCTGTAACTTTTGCCATAGTAACTAAGCCACCATCAGCTATAGCTATAGCATCATCGCCATCTGTAAATTCAATTAAAGGTGTTTGCAAACTTGTTGTGGTATTGAGAATAGCCGCCTGTGTTGTTCCTGCTAAATTTAAATCAGTAAACGCATCATAAACAATACCACTAGCACCACCACCATCTGTTATAACAACTTTTCTATCACCATTAGGAATAGTGACTGTTGCCCCACTTCCTTGTTTTATAATAGTAGAGTAAGGCCCACTAGAACCAGAATCTGTGGTGGCATTTTCAATAATCCATATTTTAGAAACAGTATTAGGGGCAAGAGTGACTGTACAGTTTTGTCCTAAAGCCCCTGTAAGTTTAAGGTAAATAGAACGCACCCCATCTGAAGCAGCATCTGCCATTGTGATAGTTGCAGTAGACGCGTTGCTTAATGCTTCCGTGCCATACCCAAAAGCCTCACCAATAAGCTCTAAATTAGTATTAGTTGCATCACCCCATGTTCCTGCGCGTTCACCAGAACCAATTTCTTCTAATCTTAAATTATTTACATAGGTACTCATATCAACTCCTTATGCAGCTATTTCTTGCCAATTAGGGTCTTGGTCTGGAACATTAAGACCCCACACAAATCCAAAACCTACAACGCCAACCGCAGCAGATCCTGTGACATCGATGGGGATATTTGCATCTCCTATAACAGTTACATTCCCAACTGAGGCTGTTCCAATAATATCAGTAGTTGTTATAAATATAGTAGTATCAGCACCACTAATAATAACTGAACCAAAACCACTTGTGCCTGCAAGACCTGTTATTGTGACGGCTGTTCCACCTGAAGATGCAACGGCTGTTGTTGCTGTTCTTGCTCCAGGAACGATAGCTATATTGTAGACGGTAACTCCACCACCCATACCACTATGATTACTACAATAATAATATAATTGGTCGGGTGCATCTACTGGAACAGCGAAAGTAACAGTGGCACCACCCGAACCTGCAGAACCCGAAACGGTTACTCCCGAAGTATACTCAGAACCTCCCCCATGTGTGCCATCAGAAGTAGTAGAAAACCTAAAAGGATGACCCGAAACTGAGGAATCAGATACATCAAAAGTGTAAGTAGTTTCCCTTGCCAAGACTAAAGTAGGTTGTTGAACGCCATCTATAAAATATTTATTACCACCACCAGTAGCAACTACTGTGACAGTTTTTGTTGTAATAATTGCATCATTCCATCCACGGACATTCCAAGCCTGTCCTAAACTTCCCCAACCCCCAAATGGAACAACAACATCGGTCATTTATGCAATCCGTATTATAGCGTTCGAAGCATCTGCCGTAGGAAAAACGATAGTAAAATCTCCCCCACTAGCTGCCTTATCTGAACTAAAATCCAGAACTAATACGGTGGGGTTACTTACCGAGAGCGACGTAGTATCAGGCGTAGTATTGTAAATTAACGCTCCTCTTACTGCAGAGATGGTAACATTTGAAAACACTAAATCATCAAAATCTACTAAAGCCGTTGTGCCAGAAGTAGTAGGATCAACAGTATTTAGTGTTCCCCCTCCTGCTGAATAGTTAGCTCCAGACACTTCATTACTTGTAGTGTAGGCTGTCGTTGCCGCAGTAAATGAGGCACTGTTAGTATATAAAGCTAATTTGAACGTATCACCTGAAGCAGAGGTATCAAAGTCGTGTACGCCATAGAGTAACTCTTTTTTAAAAGAGGTACACATAAAATTCCCACTAAACGCCATATTAGAGTCTCCTTATCAGTTCAGCTAGTTCTGGGTGTCCTGCATCTACTAAAGCGTTAAAAACTGTCGTTCTATCACTTTGTACAGCTTGTTTCATATATGAGGCAATCACTTTTTCAATATGTGCAGCAAACGCATTTGCTTGTTCTCTTATTGCAGGCTCTGCTTTATCAGACACATAAACTATTTTTTTAACACATCTTGAGGCTACTTCTTCAGGAGTTGCCCCCCTATTATTAGTTGTATGCACTTCTACTGAAAAATTATCTGACATATTTAAACTGTCTGTAAACATTATGTTCTTTCTTTCTTGATGTATCCTGCAGAATAATCATCTGTTACTTCTAAAGCCTCGCCTAAGTTTTTCAAACGATTGATAGCTTCACCATATCTTTGATTGTACATATTCATAACATCTTGCTCACCTTTCATAAAAAGGTAACACTCAGCAAGAGAGGCATACAATAGAGCAACCTCAGCATTTTCACTTAACCAACTATTTGTTGTATCCGCACCTACTGCGGTTATTACTCCTGTTGCCCCACTTGTTCCGCCTGTTATGGTTTCCCCAACTGTGTAATTCTGGCTAGGTATACCGACGGTCAAACTTGTTGCACTTTCAACAACTGATATAGTAGAGCTTTGTCCACTCGTGCTACCTGTTATTGTTTCTGTTACAACAAAAGTTCCAGATACATTATTCATAGTAATAAGGTATTGGCTTGAAGTTAAGCTGGAGGGCCGATAAAAATAACTTAAATCCACCGTATAAGTAGAGTCTGGAGTTGGAGCAATAACAAAATAGTTTACATCAAATTGTCCGTAATATTTAGGTGTACCTGTTGTTGCTGAGTTAGGGTTATAAGATTGTACAAACTCTAACTCTTTAAATTGTAAATATTCATATAAACTGTTGTTTGTCACACTTAATGAGTGTGGTGATAAAAAATCACTAGGCACGGCTAAGTATGGGCTACCTGTTGATAAGGTACCTGTCACGTTCTTTTGAAACACATTTAACTGTGTAGATTTTAAAATACGCTCTTCTGCCAAACGGATAAACATATCCATAGAATTTAAAAAAAGGTCTTCCGTATTTTGCGTATAATTTTTCAAAGCATCTTTTAGCGTTGTATATGTAAAACTCATTAAACGACAACCTCCACTTTACCAATAGAAGTAATTGCATGAGTAGAAGAGGTAACTAAAGCAGGAAACGTTCTTTGCCCTACAAAAACATCTAACCCCTCGGCTCTATCGGGCCTTGGGTCAAACAATGCCTCTGGTTCAAAAGGTGGCGGAGGAGGCTCTAATTGTGGGTGTTTGGGTTCAAAACAATCAGGACAAACTTTTAAATTATTCCACTCTTTCTGCAATGAGGTGTATGGGTATTCAAAACCACACCTATCACAAATCGCTCTAGCGTATTTTCCAGAAGCATACTTCATCTTATAAACGTATAATAATCACGGCTAGGGGTTAAACTTAAACTTGCTCTATCTCTATCTTCAGCTGCTGCTCGCTCAAACTCTTCTTCGTAAACAGCCTTCAAAAGTTGTGTTCTTTGTGGCGCACGTTTTAAAGAAATGTAATAAGCTAATCCTGCAGATAAACATGGGTAAAACCTAAACGGCACATCTACTGTGTTTTGTGGGTTATCTACATCATCAATACGAGTAAGTTTATCGTAAACTAATGTGTAGGTATTGTCGTTAGGAGTAGGCCAGAGTTTTATTTCTGGGGTAATTAATCTATCTACATAAAACTGTGTAGGACGTGAGGTGCTGTTTTTATTAGAGATATTAATATAAGCATCTCTACTTATCCTACTTATAGCAACATCTGTTTGATCGGAACCAGTCCCTGTCCTAATAACTGCAGATAATACATCAATAGTAGATTGTATTGGCACTAATGAGATAGCAGAAGAAACGGTGGTGGTAGCCGAACTCGTACCACCTGTTATAGTTTCTGATGCTGAAAAAGTTCCTTCTGGCACTGTAATATCTATAGCGGTAGAAGAGCGGATGCTAGTTATACTTGCCGTAGCTCCGCTCGTACCACCTGTTATAGTTTCTCCTACCGAAAATGAACCACTGGCTGCAACTGTCATAGTAAGTGTTCCAGCAGGGTATATAGCCACACCTGAGACTAGAGGTAACGTAGCCTGCTCTATTGTCCACCTATTAAGACCACGGTTAGCCCAATCAGCAAACAGTAAATTTAAAGATCTACGCGCACTCGTAAGATCATAACCTGTACGCACTTCGAGGCCGCATCTTTCAAATGCTTCTTCGACGTACTCAGCTACATCAAGTTCAAAATCGGTAGAACCAGAAACTGCCATAAATTACACCTTAACTGTAAGGACCTTTGACTACACCGCCTTTAGCCATCTTTTTAACACGACCTCCACGGCTCATCTTTTTAGGCATGGAAACCTTGCCACCATTACGCATTTTCATCATGGAGACTTTACCGCCACGCTTCATTTTCTTAGGCATAGATACTTTACCGCCCATCATCATTTTCTTTGGTTTTTTCACTTCTCCGCCCTCTCTTTTTTTGATTGGTTTTTTCTTTGGTTTAGGTGGTGTGTCTTCTTTCACAGGCCCATTTCGTTTAGCTTGCTTACGTAGATATTCAGCTGTTTCGGGGTCTTCACCCCTACGTACTTTTTCACCTAGCTCTTTCATATCTCTACGAAACCTTGCCTCTTTAGCATCTCTAGGCTTGGGTGGTTTTTTTGCTGGTTTTTTTGCCATTATGTCCTCCTTCTTCTGATGGCTGCAAATGCACCTTTTTTAGGAGCACCCTTTTGTCCCGCTTTACGCATTTTTTCGCCACTTCCTGCAGCGATACGTTTCCTTTTTGCGTTGAGATTAGCATAAAGTCCAGGAGGTTTTTTCCTACCTACTTTTCTAATTTGCTTTGACATTTGACTCCTCGATATTGCCATGATCTATATCACCATGCCTTACAAGACCAATATCGCGCACTAAATTTATCTTTAGCCGTGTCACAATTATGTCTTGCTCGGAATGACTTTCTTCTAGCAGGTTGGTCTTTTTTAATACTCATGTTTGGATCACCAAACCGCACTAATTTGACTTCATTACCTTTTTTAGCTAAAACAGCAGATTTTTTTGGTCCATTCGGGGTCTTTTTTGGTTTATTGTATCCCGAAAAAGTCACACCACGGTAGGTAAGCCTACCAGATGGGCTTCTTTTGACATCTTTTGTTGTAGCCATAATAATCCCTACGCAAAGAATATCGTCAATGCAGTGATGTTTGTTGCGGTAGCAACATGGATATCGTCGGTGAACAGCACACCCTCATCTGGAATGTTTACAGAGTGTGTTTGACTTGCCGTAAAATCTAAATCAAGAAGGGTTGAACCTCCATTGCCATCAGAAAAAGTTAGCCGACCTGCTGTTCCTGCTACCAAAACCTGAACCTGACGCAACCGAGCGCGACCAGTAGAGGCCGCGCCTGTGCCTGTCAAGCGTTTGGCTCGTATATCTGAGTTTGCCATACGGAACTCTCCTTACGATGCGTCAGAGGAGCTAGAGATACCGAAAAATTTCAAAACAATTACTGTATCTCCTCCTGGATCACCAGAAAGAACTATCTCAACTTCGTCAGGAGTTTCACCACTAGCAGTAGTAGTAAACCCAGACATACCGAGAACACCATTACAGCCAAAAAATCCTTTAAAACCTGTTGAGTTTACTGCTGGACTAATGCCATCTACGTAACCATCTGTATCAGCATCTGTGCCAATATCATTTAAAGTTACAGAGTTTGATGCTGCTGTGGTTACAGCAACAGTAACCCCCATTGGGATAAAATTAGCTGGAATACCAATAGCAGACTCTTTACCTGTGGTAGCACCATTAGCAACAGTGATTGTTGCCTCATACGTTCGCAGAGTCATTGTGCTTGTGACAGCACCTGTTGTTGTATTTTTAGTTATATCTGAAAAACCGTTTTCAGAACGCACTGGTCCTGAGAAAGTAGAATTAGCCATATGTTGTCTCCTGTCTTGGCTAGTGTCAACTGCACAATGCAGTTGTCAGGGATAAGTAATCGTACACAAAAAAACCCCCAAACACAAGGGGGGAAGATGTTTCACGTGGAACAATTTAGAAATAAAAGAAAAAAGGGGGGATTATTCCCCCCTTTAATACTAGGCGGCTCCAGGAGAACCAAATACACACCTTGGGTCAGAAACGCCAAAGCTGTATCTTTCACGGGCTTTATACCGAGCATTGCCAGTATCAAAATCACCTTCCATAGATGTTCTGATTGCACTACGCTCAAAATGTTTAAAACCGTTAGGAGCATCTGTTTTGATAAAAAACGCATCCGTATCGGTGAGGAAGTGGTTGACCACATAACCCTCTGGGAGCATACCCATATTACGGACAGCGTTGATATCATTGTCTGACGTGGCAGGGCGAAGATTAGAAGCCATCAACCTTTCAGCAACAAACTGAAGTGCTGGTGGAATAATCATCTTACGGCCTTGCAGAGCAATTTTCAACCCACGCTCATCAATAAAAGCAGAAATATCAATTAATGACTGCTCTAATGATGTTTCGTTTAGGTCAGCTGCTGTTGCTAACTCATTACGGAAGTTTCCTCCGCCCACAGTGGGGTGGTCGGTAGCACAAAGCTCTTTACCATCTCCGTATGTAACAGTGCTATCAAAAGCATTGTTTAGCACGGCTGCGGCTTTGACCTGCTTTGTATTTGCCATGGAACGAGCTAATGCTCTAGTGTAACGAGAGCTGAGTCTGTCATAGAGGTTATCCTCTACTGCTTCTTCAGTAATCGCAAACGCAAGAGCGATTGTTTCATGGGTGTAACGAGCAGTATAGGCTTCGTTAGCAGTATCAAATGAAACTGCTTGTCCTTCACCTTTTACTGGTGCGCTACCAAACCCTGATAACATTACCTCTTCTTCAAACGCTCTGTCTGAAGATTCCGTTTCGTAAATTTCGGCATGTTCATTATCATACCGATCGTATTCCAATCCAAAAAGCGCATTGAGTCCTGGCTCAAGTTCTTTAAGGAGTTGCGACCTTGCTATAGCCATATCATATCCTCCTTATATGCCAGATGTAGAAGTATGGAATGGGAGATTTAATTTGACTAAGGCGATAACACCAGCTGCGGTGTAATCAATCCCTTCGACATCTTTAAACCCGACAATCCTGAAATTATCAGTTGCAGTAGTCGCACCTGCTGTTGCGACTGAAAGCTCACCAATAGATATACCTGCACTTCCTGTAGTAGAACCGAAGTTGACACCTTCCGCATTTGAATGAATTAGTGCGGTAGCTGTTGCTAAATTAGTTAGCGAAGCATCACACTGCACTTCATACACTTGCATCGGATCGTCATAAACAAACACTGTTGCTTCTGTTCCCGACTTCAGAGAGGCTGTTCCAGGATAGTTATTATCAAAAGTAGGCGTTCCGTCTAAGGCTGTATATTGACAACCACCCATAACACCAAGAATCGCTACCGAACCACCGTCTGCCGCGCTCACATCTACAAGACCGTTTGTAAGAGGAATCACCATGTCGCCTTGGTATATTGCGCTTGATGAACCTGCTACTCCAGGAATTTGTACTTTATAAGGCGTCAATCCATTGCCGTTCGGTGTAGACCCTATCTTGTTATGTGGACGAAGCCCAAATGGTGAATCTGTATTCGCCATGTGTTTTTCTCCTATAAAAGATTAAGAATCGGATCCTTTTTCGGATCCACCAAAGGTTACACGAGACTGCCTATCAGGTTTACTAATAGGCATCGATGGATGTTGCTCCCTTAACAAATCGTTATCCACAGCTTTCATTTGATCGTCAGTTTTTTCTTTGAAATATGCGTTTCTTTCGCGATTTGTTTCAATTGGGAACCTTGCAAGTATCAGACCGCCTACCCCAATCACTCCGGCATGTTTGCCATCTTGGACTGTAGGGGCTTCAAAATCTGGATACTCATCAGCGCGAACAAGTTCAAAGCCTTCGCGGAGGCGAGCAGAAAGGTTTTTATTATCGTCGTATCCCATAACCGAAGCTCGGATCCAACGATGATGATAGCCTTCTGGGGCTGGTGGTGCGTCTAATTGAGACGGAGGTCGCCAAGGTTTAGCTCGGCTCTGTTTTTCCCTTGTTTGGGAAGTGCGTGGGTTTCTTTCAGACATTAGAGTTCCTCACGAAGTTTGGAGGCGTTGTTTCTGCCTCGCATATTGTTCATAACTTACACCGAGTTTATCTGCAATAGCAACCTCAGATTTTGTAAGTTTGATTTTTTGTTGTTTTGATTTACCAGAATTACGGTTTGCACTAGCAACCGCAGGGCCAGAAGTACGAGTTTGTGAGGTCGCATCTGCAAATTTATGCGGAAATTCAACTCGCATTCTTTTATCAACCTCATTGTAGTACTCATCACTTTGTGGGTCGTAACCTTCATTATCTACAAGTTTTTTGTGAATACTAAATGCAGTTAATGTCATAGGCTCATCTGTGCCAAACCAATCATTCCTTGATGCCCATGCACTTGCTTTAGGGTCAGGCGGTGGAGGCGTACTTGCTAACTGCTGTTGCTGGTATGGAGTTAGTTGTTGTGGCTGTTGTGGCTGTTGTGGCTGTTGAGCTATTTGCTCTCTTTGCGTTTTAACTTGCGCTAATCGCTCTGAATGTACACCCAACTCACCAAGTTTGCCTTGTGCCTCTACCTGTGCATCTATATCACCACGGTCGATTGCCTCTTTTAATGTACTTTTCCAAAGCTCTTTTTCAGCCGTAACTCTATTTTCAAACTCTGAGACATATGAATTATCTAAAGTGCTTGCATTTTTGCGAAGATCATCAAGCTCTTTTTTAGTTGCTTGTGCAAAATCAAGTGCTGCTTTTTCACGTCGCTCTGACTCGCGCATCTTTGCCGTAAGTTTATTTATACGTTTTTGTACGCCCTCACTATACTGTTCTAGTTCGTCTGTACCTTTTTGTTCTGGTTGCTCATCAACAACTTCAACATTATCTTGTTGCTCCGAGAGGTCTACTTCTACGTTTTCCTCTTCTGCACCTTCTTCAAACTCGATTTCTTGTTGTACTTCAGCGTCTGCCATTTTTCACTCCGTGCTAATAATGTAAAATATCGTCAGGGTCAGTTATACGAGCTAAGATTTCATCATCATTTAAAAGACGAACCTCACCTCCTTCTATTTTAAACCGACTACCTGCATACCGTCCAAAAATAACCCAATCGCCTTTTTTGCACCAAGGCTCTGAGTTTTCACCAAACTTATCTGCATCTAGATAAGCAAGAGGCCCTACTTTCAGCACGTAACCACAAACAGTTCCTAATGCTTCTTTTTCTCTAACCTCTGTTGGTAATAAGATGCCACCATCTGTTTGCTTTTTACCTTGATACGGTAGCAATAAAACTCGCCACCCTGTAGGTTCTGGCAATCTACTCATAGCAGTATCTGTAATTTTTGAAGGGTCTAAAAAACGATCTTCAGCACGAACGTATGCTTCTTCTAGCACACCTATTTTTTGTTTTGTTTTTGGGGGTTCTTTAGGTTTTTTATCCACATAATGATCGGGGACCAATAGTGTTTTACTCATCATCTTCCACCTTTTCTAGCAGGTCTCTAAGATCCTGTTCTGTTATTGCAAGTTCCGCGAGTTTTGCGCGGAGTTCCTTGAATGCAGTAAAATCTGGTACAGGGCCATGACATATAGCATCTACTACCACATCTTTCCGTTCGCGGATATTTTTCAACATTTTTTCGTATATGTAAAGCTCTGACATTACATTAACTCAAAATGTGGGCCATCTATAAATGGTCGTTTACCCTCCCCCCTACGAATATCGATATAATTCATCATTGCTTCTTCCATTGTACCTTCCCATGCAGCTATGTTTGCTGTAGTCCAAGCACCGCCCCAACGGACAGCGGCATTACATTCCCGAGCAGCTTCTGCCATCGCATCCGCTACTTCGTCATAAACATTTATTTCCCAAGAAGCACGTCCGTCTATATAAGCCATCAGGTCAACTGCTTTACCTTCCAAATGTTTAGACTTCATAGTCTTCGTTGCACCTTTAGCAAACAAAGACTGTTGCTCTTCAAGTGTTCTCCTACCACAAATAACGCCAAAATCAACTGTAGTTACAGTAATCGCTTTTTTAACAACTTTGACTAAAAGGCTGTTTACACCCTCTAATCGCTCATTACTTCTTGTTGATAACATAAACATTATTTAGATATCCCCTTGTATTTCTCAAAACTTCTGAGGCCACCTAAACCTAACATCCCCATCAGTACAGGCATCATTTCACCTAAATCGAGTGCAGGTAGCGCAACAAGATAATCTAATTGTGCTAATGTAAAAATCATTATCGGATGCACAACATAATTATATGCCATTGCTACGCCACACGTCCAGCCGATAAACGGACGCCATCCTGCTACAAAAATATTACGACTTTGTGCCTCTGCTTTGTTTATCTCAAGCTGGCCTTTTGCAAGCTCTTGGGCATGGCGTTCTGCCATTGTAGATATTTCATGGGCAAGTTTATTCTTTTGATCTTTATCTTCTATAAATTTATCAAGCAGTCCTGTAACAGGTTGGACTAAAGAGCCTAATAAATTTATCATTTTTTATTCGCCCAAGTGCTAAATCCCATATACGCACCGCACAAACTAGCAAGAGCAAAGTACATAGAACTAATTAATCCGCTCAATGCAGTTACTCTTGCTTCAGGAACAATAGGCGTACACATAAGAATTGTAATACAAACCATCAATGCAAAAGCGCAAATAGCCATGTACCTCTGCGTTTCTTGTTTATCATGGGCATCACTGGCTTGTTCTTCTTCAATAGAAATTTTGCCATCCCCATCATAATCTGTTGCTGGATTCATCATGCTCTTTTCTTCCCATTTTTCCGTTTCATCATCCCTAACCTTTTAAAATCTGCACCAGTTATCTGGTTTCTTGGTGGTGCTTTACTAGCGATTTTCTTTTGTTTAGGGGATAATTTTTTTACAGCCATTATACACTCCTCTTTTTAGGTCTTGCTTTTCTTATTTGGTTTTTTCCTGCTTTTGCTATGGCTGCTTGTTTTGGTTTACCTCCGTATTTACTGCGTTGCTCTAATACAGTTAATATCTGTATCTTCCTAGCAAAAGGTTTTTTTATCTTTTTTACTTTCGCAACCGTTGCTTTAGCATCAGCAGGAGTAGCATACTTTATCCTGACAGTATCTCTAGGGTTTTCATCAGTGTAAAGCCTTCTGCCAGTTTTAGGAGGCTTTTTTCCTGTTCCTACCCTTGGGTCTCGCTTTGCTCTGGACAACTTTACTATATCCTTTTTTCTGGTCTTTTAATATTTTACTTAAAGTTTTTGCTTGGCCTCTATGTGATTTAGACGCTTTGTTTAAACTTTTTATTACTTTCCGCAACGGCTTAGTATAATGAGGCATCAGTGCTAACCTTACGTTGTTTTCTTTTTACTTTTGCCTTTACCTAACAAATCAGAATCTGCTTTACGAGCGCCACCTTTACCCGAAACAAAACTTTTAACTCTGCCCATAGCCCACGCATGTTGCGAGGTTTTAGGTCTACTGCCAGAAGAAAAGTATGCACCTAATCCTCTTTTGTAAACCTTATCTAACGTGCTTTTAGAAAACCTTCCAGCTCCTGGAATAGAACTATACTTACCAGAGCTCTTTTTAGCAGCGGGTTTTTTTGCAGTAGCCATTATGATTTACTCCTTTGCTTATCAATTCGCTCCATCATAGCAGGTGTTAGTTTACCTTGCCTATACAGCTTCGCAGTTCTTTTAATTTCAGCTTCCCTTGCTTTAGGGTTTTTAGCACCTCGCACATATACTTTTGGCACACCCTTTTTAGTCTTAGGTACTTTTTTAAATTTTCTTTTTGCGGGAGCTTTTGCCATTCTTTTTCTTCCTATTATCAGAATACAAATTATCAAACGTAGTAACAGGGTCTAAGTAAGATTCATGGCCCTCTGCAGAATGTACCCATTGCGATGGTGCAAAATTAGGAGCGCCCTCGCCTGTACGCCAAAGAGCCGGACTAGTAGCTCGCACTCTATTATTAGGCAATGCTACAAAATTACCAGTCCACTGACCTGCATCAGTAAGGTAAATTACATGGGATTGTTTATGTTGAGCAGGGTCATCTGCTATATCATTACCTGTGTAATCTACAGTAAACATATATTTGCCAGTGTAAAACTCGCCATCTATTTTACATATCCACGGTGATGAACTTACACGATCCATAATAACAACACTGTGGTCTCTAGATTCACAATCCCAAGGTTGGCATAAATGATCTAACATTGGCTCGGGCCACTCTTGCAAGGGTATATCTGCAACTAATGCTTCTATTGGCATCCTTGCCCACATAGCACCGCCATGTACATTTTCGCCTGTTTCCTCTAGCTCTTCACAACCTGTAAATACAACCTGAAAACTTAACGACCTATCAGGTATTGTATTTACCGCAAAAGCCACTGCATGGAGAAACTCGCCATGATAATCCATATGGTTACAAGTAAACTCCCTCCGCACCCAACAATTAAAGTGCGGAACATTACTAATCAAATAAGGCATAAACCATTAACCTCTAGTGTTTGCATTTCTTTGCAAAGCAATCCTAGCTCTCATTTGTGCAATATCCTCTGTACTGTTTATTCTATCTTGGCCTAATTGGAATTGTTGCTGTTGCCGTTGTTGATCCAGAGCTAACTTCCTCTGGTCTGTTTGCTGGTCAGCCAACATTTCCTGTTCACGCAATGCTAACTCTTGTTGCTTGATCTTGACAAGTGGATCTTCCTCTTGTGCTGGTGGCATCGATTGCTGGAACTGTGCAATTAATTGTGCCTGCGTTTGAGCAATCATACCCTCTACTTGTTCTGGTGAAACTTGTTGTCCCTGCATTTGTTGCTGTACAACTATCCTAGCTTTTAAACCAAGATGTTCGTAAATATGTTTTTCTAATAATATCGCTACAGGTGCTTGCATTTGAGCAACTCTACTATTGATATATGCTAAATGCACTGCAATATGAGCATCATGGTCTTGTTCTGGGTAGGCTTGTAATTTACCCTGCCCATTAGCCACATTACTCGTTTCCATATTCTCCATTGTTGGATCCATAGGGCGTTGCTCAGGTTCAGGTTTTAATATTTGGTCAATATTATTTACACCCAAAGCCTCATACACTCGGTGATATGCTTCATACAAATTGTGCATATCGGGCGCAGCAACCGCTAATTTGAGTTGTTCTTGTGCTAATACAACCCTTTGCGACATACTAAAAATATTTGGATCACTTACTGGCAGGATATCTATCCTACCATCAAAATCCGAACTTTTTATTTGTGCATCAGCTCCTGCATTATAAGGGTAAGGCCGTGGATCCTCTGCAAATAAAGCACCTAACATTTTTAATTCTTGTTTTAATGACGCATGTAATCGTTTATGCACTGCAGAAACTATACGGCTACCTCTTTCAAGTAACGCAATAGTTGTTCCAACAGGCATTTCTTGATTACCCTGACCAACACCCATATCAGTCGTGCCAATAAACCGTTGTGCGGCATCAACAACAAAACCCATTAACTGAAACAACGTTCCACTAGGCTCTTTATACGGTAATGGCATTAAAGATGCTTTTAAATCACCTCCTGGAACATCAACATCCCTAAATTCTCCTGGATTTAGCGGACTTTGCTCATCTGCAATCCGCAAACCACGAGCTTTAAATCCTGCTGGCATATTTGCCAAGGTACCAGAGTCAATTAACTGTCGTAAATTAGCTGTTGCCGTTCTAGATAAGTTACCAAGCAGATGTATAAGCCCAAAACCGTAAAAACCTAATCCTGGAGTAAATTTATATTGTACAAAATGCTGAATTTTATCTTTATTTGGGTCATTTTGTAGGTAATTACGCCTAATTGACAATACTTCGCCTGTATCTTTGCATACAGTTGCTATATATGGCAGTTTTAAACCAGAACTTTCGCCATCTTCACGCTTATCTGCGTACTCTTCTATATCTAAGAAACAATGACATTCAAACAATGTAAATTGTTCATCATTATATGAAGGGCTTATACCCTCAATATCATCATAAGCGGACTGTACATCATCTGTTTCTGGCGAAGCACTGCTCTCACTATCCATTTCCATGTAAAAACCAGATAGCTGTAGCTTTTTTAACTCATTTTTTGACATTTTTATCACATGAGTTATGCGCTCTGCAGATTGTAAATCAGTTGCAATGTACGGAACAATCACATCTTCGGCAGGCACAAACTTACTTACTGGCCTATCTAGCATTTCATCGCGGTAAATTTTCTTAAATGCACTCCCTGCTAACCCTAAGTAATATAACATCTGGTCAAACTCAGGCTCATACTCTTCCATCTCATACATAAGCTGGTAATTCATGTATGTTTGTACTCGTTGGGCCTGTTGCTCTGTTTCGGGTGTTGGTATACCAATAATATTTGCTCGTACTGGCCCTTGGCTTGGCAACATTTCTTTATATGCTGATGCCTGAAATTGTGTAATTGCCTCATTTAATAACGGATGTATTACACCAGTAGCACCCTCAAACGGCTCAGTACGTGTTTCATACCGCATACCAAGCAAATCTAATCCCTTAATATAAGTATCTTCCCAATCACTACGGCTACTTTTATCTTCTTCTACTGTAGAAGTTACATAACTCGCTATTTCTGCAAGTGTAGAATCCTGTAAATTTTCAGCCAGATTATCGTAAAAGTTTGCAGGCTCTTCACCAAATACCTGCTCATCCATACCTGCGGTTATTTCTACACCGCCATCATCATCTTCTACGATTTCTATCTCACCTTGGAAAAAATCATTCTCTTGGCCCAGCAAATCCTCTTCTTCAAAACTTAAATCAGAAACTGGTGCCTGTATTAAAGCGCGATCTACATTGTTTGCTTTAGGAGATAATGCCATTAATAGTAACTCCTTACTCTTGGGGGTGCCTCTTCATCTTCATAATCTTCTGGGTGCTGTATAAAACCACCCTCTCTAAATCTTCGCAACGCCTGTGTTACCGTATCAACATAATCATCATGCTCTCCAGCAGGAAACGCCGCACACTCCTCAATCACCTCTTCCGACCAACGAGTATCTGGTGCCCATACTAATCCTGATTCGAGTAATGGTGCAATAGAATTTACTCGCGTATATTTATCATTACCTCTAGAAGGACTATAATTCTGCACCGGAATACCCATATTACGCAATTCTTGAGTTAATGGCATACCCGAAGCTTTTGCCTCAATTAATACACATTCCGGATCCCAATACTTATATTCCTCTAATGCTTTACGTCGTAACTCAGGAAAATCCCACCTACCCCTCTGGGCATCAACAAGTAATATATTTGCTGGCGCTCCATCATACGGATAAAAAACTCCCCACGTTGTTATAGCACTGTAATCCGCTGACTCCTTTTTACTATAAGCTGTATCATAAGATTGCATAACATAATCTAAATGCGGTAACTCTTCTTTCTCCCACTCCTGCCACCAATCACGTTTAAGTATCGCAGCTCCCTCACTCGTCGGGTTTTGCTGCCACTGCGCTTCCCATTTTCCTACCGATAAACTTCCCTTAACCGCTAATAAATCTTCTTTCTTCCAATACTCAGGCCATAATGGTTCATTCGACTCTGGCATTAATGCTGGAAACTCTACAACTTCCCACTTATCTGCTAATATATCTCGCGCCTGCTGACGCAACAGCTTACCCGTCAAATCATTCTCAGCCCAACGAGTCATAATAATTACTATACTCCCTCCAGGCTGTAATCGCTGACGGGGGCCAGATGTATACCACTCATAAGCATGTTCTAATGCTGTAGGCGATAACGCATCTTGTTCAGAATGCGGGTCATCAATAATTAATAAATCCGCACCACGGCCCGTCACCGCTCCACCAACTCCAGCCGCAAAATATTCTCCACCCTTTGATGTCTCCCATCTACCCGCAGCTTGGCTATCTGCTCGTAACTCAACATCAAAGATACCTCGATACTCATCAGTATTCATTAAATTTCTTGTTTTACGTCCAAACCTAAATGCCAACTCTGCCGTATGCGTTGTCTGCATAATCTTTAATGTTGGCTTCCTACCCATTAACCACGAAGGCAATAAATAACTACCAAACTCACTCTTCGTATGTCGGGGGGGCATATTCACAATTAACCGTTTTAAATCACCAGAAGCTAATCGGTTAAACTTCTCCGCCATTATTCCATGGTGGCGTCCATTCACAAACTCAGGCCACACCATCTGGCAATACGTCATAAAATCACTACGCGCTGACTCTGCTTTAGTTAAATAACTCGCTCGGTCTAATAACGTAGCAAACTTTTTTAAATGTTCTTCGGGAACATGCTCCAACTCACTAACCATATTTTCTTATATATCGAAAATTTTTCAAGGACAATGAACCTATAATCAATACTAACAAAAAGGGGGGGTAGGTCAACGGACTTGACTTTCTAGTAATATGTTTTTGGATAATGTTGAATCGTGCGAAACAGGGTAAATGGTGCTACGTATACCACCATTTTTGTCTCAGGGGGGCCGCAAAAGTTGGCATGGTTTTTGCCGCGCCAAAATTTAGGGGTACCTTGGCAAATTAGTTGCTTAGCTAATAGTTGCCTAGGCAACTAAATAGGCACAAAAAAATGGGGGGCAATTTTGCCCCCCACAAAAACCGTTAGCCTTTAACGGTTTGGGGTTTAACTACTAGCTGTACCTGTGGCACGCCCCATGTGTTAGCGTTGCGGCTAAACCCACCGTTAAGCAATGCCAACAAAACTATTGGCTTGGTTGCGCTTTGCCCACCGCTGGGTATACCAAGCGCCCCCTTGCTTTTACAGGCGTTTAACCAAGCGCCTAAAGTAAGCTGGCCGTTTAACGCATGCCATAGCATGGTTTGCCTAACGCCATATTGCTGGGCGTTAAAACCGCCTAGTGTTTTACATGGGGCCTTACCGCCTTTACCCATTGTAAAGCTGGCAAAGGTAACGCCTTTACATGGCACTATAGCAACGTTGTTGGCATTGCCCCCAGCTTTGGTATTAATAAACGTTTGCACAGCTGCGTAGTTAAATGCGCCTGTGCTAGTTAACAATGGGCCTTTTAAAACCGCGCCAGTTGTTACTGTGTTAGTTGCCGCTGTAGTTGGCTGTAAAGTTTTTAAAAACTTTGTGTTTGCTTTTACCATTTTTTTAAACCCTTTTTAATGGTGGGCCGCTAAGCCCGTTGTGGCGTTATTGCCATGCTTATTAATATAATGTGCAATACATTATATGTAAACCCCAATAATGCATTTTTTTAAACTTTTTTTATCACGGCATTTTTGGCCCTTGCCCGCGACAAGATTTGATTTGATTTGACGTGATATATGTATACGTACCTATATCAATACTCCTCGCATACACACACGCTCTCTCTCGTCGTAATCTTAATCTCAACTATAATCGTAAAACATTGCCAATAAACAAACGACAATAAGACAAATCACAAATACCATTGGTCAATACCTTTGCTAGTTAAACAATGGTTATTGTATACACTGCCACAATGGTCTGTTGTTGTCGTTTGTTGTATTTTTTGCTCTCGTCAATTATTAATCGTCCCCGATCAAGGTTGATCAATAACGATCAATAACGATCAATATATATATCATCATCAATCATTATCTATTGTCCTCTCTCCGTCGTAATCGTCTCTCCGTCGTAATCTTGATTTGATTTGAGATGAGACGATGATGACAGAATATGATTGATGACACCATGCCAATCAAACGGAGAACCACAACACCAGTCAGGTTCTAATGGTGCATGGCCCTTGGTCTCTCCCATCTTAATCGCTCTTTCTCCCCCAAATATATTCAGGGTAGAGGACGAAGGATGATGAACCAAGTTGTAAACTTGACCTTTATTCATAAAATATCTGGTTTGCCACGCAATTTGATGCGGACGCAGTGCGATACTTTTTAGTGACTTTAACCTGTGGACTTTAAGTTCAAGCCAAAAACTTGTTCCGTCAATTATGCCATGTAAGTCGGGTATCCCTGGAGTCGCCCAAGACTCTAAGCGTGTCCAAAACACGCCTAGGTCTTGAGTCCCCTCCCTTAACTTATGCCAAAGTTTACTCTCTGGCTTGCTAGTCATGGCTTGCACCTACCCTTGCTGACTCTACCAATTTGGCACAGTCAGGACATTCCATAACATGGCTACGCAATGGTGATGCTTGGCGTCCATACGTAACGTAACGTATAAGGTCAGCACCACACAAAGCACCATTTTCAGCATACACATCAACAGATCTGTAACAGCTCAACTTTAACTGCGTTTCTGCATAGTAATAATGCACGACTCCGCTGGGGTTTGTATGGGGAAATACACCCTCCGCTATGCCACGGCAACTATCAAAAAACGCATCATGCTCAATTAACTTACGCATCATGCTCTCCTCAAATTAAGCTCTGGCATATATTGGTTATAACTATCACGGTCATACTCACTTATGCTACAAACCTTGTGCGTCGTTTGGTCAATGGTAATAATATACAGCCAATCAATATCACCATGTATACCAGTAGTAATTTCATACTTACCCTCTAACTGCATAGGCTCGTAGGGTATTTGCACATTGTCAATTTCTGCAACCCTTGGCATCGCTTGATCCCAAGCAGAATGCTTCACAAGAAGGTCTGCATAAAAGTCTAGCATTTTTGCAAAATACTCAATTGTGTAGTGGGATTGGCGCGAGTGTTTAGCACAGCGGTGATCAACGTACCACCGTATAGCCTCAACATATTTTTTAAGCTCAGGTATTACGCTACTAGGGTAACCATCATAATGTCTGTAAATATACTTAACGTGGTCACCACACTCTAAAACAATATTACATCTTGTACCCATTTGTCTAACCCTTTCTCGGTTAATTGTTACTATAGTTATAGTAACCTTGGGAGGTACAAAGAGTAAGTGCTTTTATATCTTATTTTGTCTTATCTTTAACCTGTCCTTCTATTACCACATTGCCATCAGCAACAGCGGCAAGAGCAGGGAACTCTTTTTGTAGCTTTTGTATTTCTTTCATTACTTGCTCTTTATCCATCTGGTCTATTTTACCGTGGAGTATTTCTTTACGGTCAATATAGAGGCCTGCGGCTTGGCCTCGTGATTTTTCAGCGGCGACAGCTGCGGCGAAGTTACCACCAGTCATAGCTGCATCACGTATCTCTGCCAATTTTTTGACGTGGCCCTCAAAAGTAACTTCATATTTTTTAGCAAGTTCACTTTTAAGTTCGCCTATCCTCGCTACTACGTGTGGGTAGCGTTGACCATTTAGCAGTTGTGATGCTATGGCATGTGCCGACTTTACAGAGTAACCTGCCCTGACTGCGGCCTCTGTTTGGCTGATGTCCTCACATACATACAATCTTGCAAACTCTTCTTGTTTAGGTGTGATGTTCTTTTCTGTTCGTGGGTTAGCTACTATTTCAAGTTTTGGTTTATGAGTAGCTTTGGCTAAAACCAT